CTCTTACCTTGCCACAGTTGACTATGGGGAGAACACCGAAGATCAAAGGTCTCGCTTCTCCAAGACAGACAAGATAGAAATCCTCTTGTCTTCAGTAGTCATCATACTGATGGACTATTCCTCGGTACTCAACGTTTATGAATTCGTCGGGAGTTTAAAGCGTGAGACTGCCATGGCCAAGGCTTGTTCGTGCCCGGAGTGTGTGAACCTTACAAAGAATTTGGAGACGGCTGCTGAGGTTTTCGTTGGCCTTCCGACAGGGGCGCGTTCTAGGTATTGCCGGAACAGTGTGATCACATGCGGCAGCAAGAGGTACGTCATGGTCAGCCACAAGGACGGATACGCCGCCTTGAAGGAGATTTCCTCTCGTGAGGCCTATGACGGTGAGCTCTCCAACAAAGCGCTCGGATGCTCCAAAGCGAAGCCAAAACATTACACAGCGCTAAGAGAGGTTCTTGGACATTTGGTAACACCAACTCCGGACTTGCTAGTCGCCAGAGGATTGAAGAAAGTCACGTACGGTAGCCTCACCAAGTTGGTGCGTGAGAGTGGCCCGGGTGCCAAGCTGGCGGCCATCCACGTCCACGCACCTAGTTTGGACAAGGTGTTGGATGACGCACTCGGTTCCCTCAGTCGGGAAGTCTACAGGGACAGGACACCGCAAGCCAACCCGTTGGAGGGTTGGATGGGGGGGGATTATCGATATGAGGACGCCCAGCGAATCAACGACGAGCAAATTGAGGCTCAGGAAAGGTTCGTGCATGACAACGACGACGGACGTTCCAAAGGGAACAACTACAGGCCGTTCAACATTGACGCTAGTTGGGCCGAGCAAATGGAAGAGGACGAAGAGGGAGACTGGGGGGCGATAGAGGAAAAACAGCGCGAAACCACTGAGCTTTACAGGGGCCTGGCTGAGGCTGAGAGGATGCTTAACCAATTCACTGATGATGGCGGCCGCCCGGATTACCATGGCATGGCCAAGTGCGGTCGTAAGCGTTCGCGTGGCTTCCGGCGCCAGGCTTCCACACCGAACAAGAAAAAGGAGTTAGAAGTTTCTTCATTCGTGGCCACCCTGATAGCGCCAGGTGGTGGTGAAGAGGCATCCAACATGGCAACGGTGGTTGAGAAGAATGTCATTATAGACTGCGATGTGTTTGGGAAAGAATTCAAGAACCTGTTGGAGCTGAAGCGCTACCTGACTGCCCACCCAGAGCACAAATTGCACATAGCCGACCTTGAAATCACGATGCCCCTGACGAAGATAGCAGGGTACGGCAATGACCACTTCCACGTCACGTCACTTGGGTCCGGCCTCACGTCCATCCACTTCCGCCTGCCTAGCAGCCGTATGGGACACACCTACGCTACGGACAAATTTGCCAGCACGTGCCATTCGTCACTGCACTTTGACGAGCGTGGTCGTTTCTCCTTCGCCAACATGGTCTACGCAGATGGTGACCGGTACATGCATGGCCATTCTACAGTTGAGGGCAATTGTGGTTCGCCCCTGCTGGTTGGTGGATGTTTAGTGCACAGTTTCCATGTAGCTGGTGGTGACCGAAAAGAAACTGAACGCAACATGTCGGTTCGTCTCCCCTACACCTTCGTCACTGAGAAAGGAGCTGAGATGGTGGCAACTGTGGTGAAGGCTGAAGCAGCAACTGCCACGGTTGCTGAGGCAGCAAAGGGCGCTGCCTCAGATATCCCGCCCAAAGCCGAAGCGACCCAGTCGAAACCAGCCTTGAAAACGACCAACAACAACAACATCACACGGGAGTCATTTGGCAGCGCATCGGCTCCTGCAGTAAAGTTCAGGCGGGCTGCACCAGATGTGCGACCGACTACTGCTGAACTCAGTGCGGCACTGGATGCAGTGTGTGCTGAAACTGGGTGCGTGCGCTACACCCCCACACAGGCAAGTGAAAGGACAGCCAAATACCGTGCGCAGTTTGCGGAATTGGCGAGTCAAGCGAAAACCAAATTCAGGCAGGTGCAGATGCCGTCTTACATCCTATCCAAGGCCAGGGATAAGCCTGAAAACAGGTTCATACAAGTCAACGCTTGCCCACCAGCGTTTCACTATGTGCCGAACGGAGACACCAAGTTCACCATGCTAGGGCGCATAGCTTTGAACGCAAATCAGACTGACGCTCGTGCGGAGTTGAGGAAGGTCATGTCAAGGTACGTGGACCATTACGACGGCTGTACTGTCAACTGGAAACACTTAGCCAACGACAACGTCGAACTCAACCGTAAGCACTTCATTAGACTCGTGCGGGCTGTTAGAACGGATGGTACACTCGGGCTCTACGCTAATAAGCGTTTTGGAGGGAAGCTCTCAACCAAACGTGACCTTTCGGACTATTTCACGACGCACACTGCAGCCGAGATCATCGCGGATCGTGATTGTGAGACCCTCTTCAAGGATTACACCAGAGCAATCAAGAATTTGGTGAACCATCCCAGCGAGTTCCGCTGCACCGTTCATGTGTATGGCAAGAACGAACCCATTCGTGAGTCAAAGCTGGAGAAGGGCAAACACAGGAACATCAACATGTTGGTATTGCCGGAATACTATGCGTTGATGGCCCTCTACCATCCGTTTAGGGATGACGGCACTCTGGTTACTTTGGACACGGCCATGAGCGATCACAACTACGAGATGGTGAATAGAGGGGAGATGCCGTCGAACATGGTGGGTGTCGATATCGACTCTGTGATGAACAGAGTCATGCTGCCCGGAAGTCGCTTCAACTCATTTGATGTGGTCGGTTGGGAAGCGAACCTCCCTCAGCGGTTGATGCATGATTTCCTCGTGGTTTTCGGCGAACTTGTCACCGGCGGCTTGGCCAGCGGAGACATTGGCAAGTGCGACACACCGTACGGATTTGGAAGATGCCTCACAAACCCAATCTACGAAGTTGATGGTTCGGCGTATGTTTCTAAGGAAGAGACCTGCCTGTGGATCTCGGGGCTGTTCTGCACACTGAGTGGCAATTCCATCATGCATGAGGCCATAATGCAGAAAGGGAAGGTCGAATCTTACTCGGTGCAAGGCGATGACCTCATCGTTGGCAACCAAGCCGATCTGAGCAGCGTCGCTTCTGCGTACGCTCTTTTCAGCATGGAGTGTGAAGCAGAAGGTGAGAAGTCTTTCTGTGGGCGCAGGTGGAGAGAGGAGGCCGGTGCCTGGGAGTTAGACAAGAGATCTTCGTACATGAAAATGTTCCAAAGTGGGAGCGTGTACGCAAACAGGGTGGCCCTTGGCATGGCACCACAAAAGAGTTCTGTAGCGGTGAATGACGACGACGTGCATTTTTGCCCGTTTTGAGTTCATGGCCCCGCCGTGGCGCACCCCCGCTCCATACTCTTTCCTCACCTTTCCACTACCACTCCCATCACTGTACATACAAGTGGATGAATGTTGAACACAATAGCGATAGCCGGGCCATCTCGAAAGGAGCTCTGGGGACCACCGGTATCTTGCTACGTGTGTTTGTTGTCGTTTGTTTGTTCGTTTGTTGTTATTATTACTACTAGCTGCGCTAGCCACGCAGCCCTCCTGGCGGG